GTAATCATCTGGTCACGGTTCCGCTATGACATCAAGAAGATTGAGGCTGAGTTAGCCAAGGTTCATGGTCCGAGTTCCGTGGTCACATATTATGGGGACACCAGTGATGATGACAGGCAGACAGCGGTCAGAAGATTTCAGTTCGAGGATGCTAGGTTTTTTGTAGCTAACCCACAGACAGCAGGCTATGGCCTAACACTAACGGCGGCGACCAATGTAATCTACTATGCCAATGACTTTAATCTTGAGACGAGGGTTCAGTCTGAGGATCGGGCGCATCGAATAGGCCAGAAGCATTCGGTGACCTATGTGGATTTGGTATCGAAGGGGACAGTTGATGTTCATATAGTGAAGTCTCTTCGGGATAAGATCGACTTGTCCGCGAAGACCCTTGGAGAAGAAGCTCGTCAATGGTTGGAACTGGACCCCCGGAAAAGTGACGATTAGATGTCTGTTGTTCTGCATACTTGGCGGCATTATTATTTGGATTACGGGATAGCTGGTGTGGATACAAAGCACAGATGTTTTCTTCGAGGTCTACATATAACAGGCGAACGCCCAGCTTTAGCTGGTTGGGCTTTAACATTCGAGAGATTATAGACCCATTCTTTCTGCGGCCTACAGTCTTTACGTCAAACAAAAAAAGCTCCCCATTGGGAGCTAGTGCAATCAAATCTATCGGGCCTTGCTCGATGAAAGGAGAGTAGACATAGCAGTCTTGGGACACCAACCAAGCGGCGGCTATAAGTTCAGATCTTTTTCCGTCACGAATCTGATGAGCAGGTCTCATACTTAAAAGCCTTTCAGATAAAAAAGTTTATTCACCTATATATTACTTGACTATCAAATAATATATAGGCTATTTTAAAAACCGTAACACATTAGTAATAAGGGAACAACTGATGGACATGAAGAAATGGAAATCCATAGCTATCACTGTTGATGTGTATGAAATTATACGCCAGCAGGCTGAGAAGAATGACAGAAGTGTTAGTAAGCAGTTGGCGCACATAGTAAAACAAAGCGCTAAAGAAAAAGCTGCTTGACATACCTCTGGGGAGTGGGTCTATACTCTCCACCTGACCCGAAGGGGTTAAACTTTAACGTAACAGGAGTGTACGATGAGCGATGTGTTTTCGCTATTTGATGAGGAAGTCGATGCCGATAAGTTCGACAAAGTAACTACTGATACAGGCTCCCGCCTGTCTCATTTGATCCGTGAGTCAAAGAAGATTGACGATGAGATTGCTCAAGCCGAGCAGTATCTCAAGGACTTAAAGTTCAAGAAAAGAAAAGTGAACGAGGATGACATCCCTAACCTGATGCAGGAAATGGGTATGGATTCTGTGACTGTCGATGGCAACAAGGTTGCTCTTCGCCAGTTCGTTCATGCGCGTATCCCAGATGAGAAGAGAGACGAGGCATACACATGGCTACGTTCTATCGGTGAGGGGGATATCATTAAGAACGATGTAACCATCTCATTCAAGTCTGGAGAAGACAACATGGCAACTGCCGTGGTTGAGGATCTGCGTGGTCAGTATGGGCTGGAGCCAGCGCAGAAGACACACATCCATGCACAGACTTTGAAGGCATGGGCCAAGGGCCGTATTGAAAGCGGCAAGGAAATTGACTTTGACACATTCGGTATCTTTGTGGGGACCGAAGCTAAAATTACAAGGAGCTAAAGACTATGGCTGAAACAGCAGTAGCAGAAAAGAATACAACAGCAATCGCAAACATCATGGATGATTTGTATGAATCAGCAGGCCAAGGTCGTGAGGCTATCGGTGCAGAGGATATGCAGATACCATTCTTGCGCATCCTTCAACCGCTATCACCACAGCTTTTGAAGACGGACCCTAAGTTTATTAAGGGTGCGTCAGCAGGTGACCTGTTTAACACAGTGACAGGTGATTACTGGGAAGCAGACTCCGGCGTTAAAGTTTTAGTTTGCGCGTTCCAGACTAAGTTCCTTGAGTTCGGTCTCCGTGAAAGCGGTGGTGGGTTCATGGGTGAACTGGATCCAAACAGCCCAGACATTCGTCAGACCACACGCAATGGTGCTAATGAAATGCTACCTAGTGGCAACGAGTTAGTACGCTCCGCTCAATATCTAGTGCTTGCATATGACGCTGATGGTATGACCAGCCAGCTAGTGTGCGACATGAAGAAGACACAGATGAAAGTGTCTAAGCAGTGGAACACCAGACGCAATGGCCTGAAGGTCATGCACCCAACCAAGGGGTTGTTCAATCCTCCAACATGGGCAACCCCCTGGACTCTTACTACTGTGCAGGAGTCTAACGACAAAGGTTCGTGGTTCAACTTCGCAGTCACCCAAGGTGAGATGACTGATGTACCAATGGATGTGCTTCAAGAAGCGAAGCAGATGTACCAAGACTTCAAGGCGGGTGACATTAAAACGAGTGCCGCTACTTCAGATGAGATGCGTTCAGCCAATCCATCTGACGGGGACGACGTACCGTTTTAAAAAAGTTGGAGCAGGGTCTAGGTATAAACTAACCCTGCTCCTCCCTTACCTGTTGGAGTAATAGTAGATGAACCAAGCTACACGGTTCATGGCTGCATTTGAGGGGTTCAGTGCGGCACATGGACAGACACAAATATCAGAAGAGAGACGGGCCGGTAAGCAAAAGGCTAAGTCTTTTATCGTTCGTAAACCTCTCACTATAGAATTAATTGTATCTCACCTCGAAGGTAAAAGCGGGGTGGGTTCTATCCCAATTAACGAAGAGAATAAGTGTAGGTTCGGGGCACTGGACATAGACCAGTATCCGTTAGACCTTGTTGCTCTGGATAAGAAGCTACAAGACCTTGAGATACCTTGTGTGACCTGCCGCTCTAAGTCTGGTGGCGCGCACATATTCTTTTTCTTTACAGAGTATATGAGTGCAGGAGTCTTCCGTGACAAAGCATCTGAGGTTGCATCGTATCTGGGGTACGGTGGCTGTGAGATATTCCCAAAGCAAGAAGAGATTCTTGTCGAGCGTGGTGATGTTGGCAACTTTATTAACCTTCCGTACTTTGATTCGGAACAGACGATGCGCTATGCACTTCTTGCTAACGGCGAAGAAGCAGACTTAACAGAGTTTCTAGATCTAGTCGAAGAACGTAGGATAACTCCCAAAGCTTTTACAGACCTAACATTCGGTGAGCCTGTCGATGAGTTTGCAGACTGGTCACCATGCCTGTCATGCATGTTCGCACAAGGTATACCCGAAGGCACCCGCAACACTGTAATGTTTGCGGCGGCGGTAGGCTGTAAGAAAGAACAACCAGAGAAGTGGAAAGAACGCCTTGAAGAAATCAACAACAAGTATGCTTCACCACCTTTGCCAGCTTCTGAGATCGTTGTCATACAGTCTCAGCACGAGAAGAAAGAGTATGGATTTCCGTGTGATCAGGAACCGCTAAAGTCTTTCTGCAACAAGAGCCTGTGTAAGACAAAGAAGTTTGGTATTGGTAGCCACGTTGCTCATGTAGACATAACGGGTTTGTGTGTTGTCAAGTCAGAGCCTCCCGTTTGGTTCTGTGATGTGGCTGGTCAACGGGTTGAACTTACAACTGATGACTTGCAAACACCGCAGAAGTTTCAAAAGGCTTGCATGGAACAGATACATGTGATGCCGCCACTGCAGAAGGTAGGCGACTGGCAAGAGCTTGTTGGCGTAATGATGCAGGACATGAGTGAGATAGAGGTGCCAGAAGAACTAACATACAAGGGTCAGTTCATGGACCTTCTTGAGTCTTACTGTGATGGCAGGGTGCAGGCTCAGTCAGCCGAAGAGATATCTATTGGCAAGCCGTTTACTGACGAAGAAGAGGGTCTTACATACTTTAAGCTTGAGTCTTTGATTAAGTTCCTGCGAGGTCATAAGTTTGACAGCTATAGCCGAGGTCAGATACAGGAGCGGTTGAAAGAACTTAATGGCAGTAATGTAGCTAACGGTCAAAAGAGATTTGATACAACAGCAGGGGGCACCAAACCTTTACGAGTTTGGTGGGTGCCTTCCTTCAGTTCCGAGGTCCAAGTTCCGGGGATCGAGATTGAAAGTGAGGTGCCCTTCTAATGCAGACAACTATCTTTGGTCCCCCAGGAACGGGCAAAACAACAACGCTTATTAATATTGTTAAGCAGGAGCTTGATAATGGGACTAAGCCTGAGAACATTGCGTTCGTATCCTTCAGCCGTAAGGCGGCGGAGGAAGCGCGTGATCGTTCAGCGGCGGCTCTAAACATGGGCTCGGACCAGATGGTGTGGTTCCGCACTTTACATAGCTTCGCGTTTCAGAACATAGGTATTGGAAACAGGCAGGTTTTGAAGGGCTCTGACTATAACCAACTGGGTCGGCTGTTAGGCTTAGAGTTTGCTTCTAACTCTTCTCTCACTATGGCTGATGGTAATCTATTCAGCAGTGGTAAGGGAGGAGATGCTTACCTATCCTTGATACAGTTAGCACGGGTTCGAGGAGTCAGTCTTGAGCAGCAGTTTAATGATGCCAATGACAGAAGACTTTACTTTCAGCAGTTGAAGGTTGTTAATCAGGTGTTGCAAGATTACAAGCGCGACACAGGCAAGATAGATTTTGTAGATATGATTGAGAGGTTCATAGACGAGGGGGATTCTCCCCTGCTTGATGTGCTTATTGTTGATGAGGCACAGGACCTAGCACCTATGCAGTGGAAGATGATACACGATGTGATGAAGCCACGGGCCAAGCGGGTTTACTTTGCTGGTGATGATGACCAGTGTATCTATTCTTGGATGGGCGTAAACGTAAAAGACTTTCTTAACGCTTCAGATAATAAAACAATTCTCCATAAATCATATCGGCTTCCTGAAACTATCCACGCTCTTGCAGAAGGTTTGGTAAGTCAACTAGGTACACGGCAGGAAAAGATATGGATGCCGAAAGAGGAGTCTGGAGTTGTAGTTTGGCACCATGATATGCTTGGGTTAGACCTAACCAATGGCGAGTGGCTAATCCTTGCACGAACGAACTACATCGCAAACAAGATTGCAACAGATCTCAAAGAGCAGGGGTACTTGTTCTGGCGTGAAGGTTCCGGTTGGTCTATCTCACCAAATGTATTAACTGGAATCGAGGTTTGGCTAAAGCTATGCAAAGGAACACATCTTTCTGCGACGGAACTGAAGACGTTATCTACATTATTAAAATCGGATATCGTGACCAAAACTGGAAGACGGAAGCTTGCCACGCTCGACAGCGAACTAACTTACAATCTCGAAAGCATAAGAGAGAACTTTACTACGAACGTCTCCGTCGAGATGCCGTGGTACGATGTGCTGAAAGTTTCAGAGAGGGAGAGAATATATATTTCCTCAGTGAGACGGATGGGCGAGAAGATCCTAACGAACAAGCCGAGGATCAAGATATCGACGATCCACAAAGCAAAGGGTGGCGAAGCGGATAACGTCGCCCTACTGCTAGACTCCTCCAAGCCATGTGCTGAAAGCCCTGATCAGGACTCCGAGATACGGACGTTCTACGTTGGGGCTACTCGTGCCAAGAAAGCACTGCACATTATCGAATCACAATCAATGTATGGATTTAAACTATGAAAGACCGACAGCACTTTATCGACACCGCCGCAGAGTTAATCAATGGGCCGAGGGCCAAGGATTACGGGCCGGCTAAGTTTAACCATGAGCGTATCGCTACTATATGGAGCGTCATACTTAACAGAGCGGTGACTGCAGAACAGGTAGCGGCTTGCATGATTGGTGTTAAGCTGGCTCGTCTGGCAGAGGATATTACCAAAGATGATTCATGGGTAGACATCATTGGATACGCGGCCTTGGGCGGTGAGATTGTAAACGACGATGAGTGAGGGTTATCAAATGGACATCCTAGACTTAGACATGCAAGATGCTGCTATCCAAGGAACGGAAAAGCAATGGGTTCCGCCGTCTTCTTTCCCAGACTTAACCAGTCAAGAGCGTATCGCCATTGACCTTGAGACACGGGACCCGAACATCAAGACATTAGGGCCGGGCTGGTGTAGAGATGATGGCTACATCATTGGGGTAGCTATTGCGGCGGGAGATTTCCAAGGGTACTTTCCTATCCGGCATGAGAGCGGCGAGAACTTCTCACAGAAGAAAGTCTTTGCTTGGCTGAAGAAACAGATGGAGACACCTCATATTGAGAAGGTCATGCACAATGCGATGTATGACCTTGGCTGGTTGCGCTGGGCCGGGATCGAGGTTCAAGGTTCGATAGTCGATACCATGATAGCCGCTCCCCTGCTGAACGAGAACCGGATGTATTACAACCTAGACTCTTTGGCTCGTGAGTATCTGAGTGAGCGTAAGGATGAGAAGATTCTGAAAGCTGCGGCCTCTGCCTTTGGTGTGGATCCAAAGGGCGGGATGTGGCGGCTACCGTCTCACTTAGTCGGGGCATATGCAGAACAGGATGCCGCTGTGACCCTGAGACTTTGGGACAGGTTACGCGCTGACATGATTAAGGATGAATGCACTGGTATATTCCAGCTTGAGTCAAGCCTGATGCCTGTGCTTCTGGACATGAAGACGAATGGTGTGCGGGTTGACATAGATAAAGCAGAGCAGGCGCGGACAGAATTACTGCGCAGAGAAAAAGAATTAACGGAGGATGTGCGGAAAGACACGGGCGTAACTATCGAACCGTGGGTCGCTACATCTATAGCAAAGGCGTTTGATGCCGTCGGGCTGTCGTATGATAGGACAGAAAAAACTGGGGTTCCCGCCTTTACAAAACAGTTTCTTGCGAACCATGAGAATCCTCTGGCACAGAAGATTGTAAAGATTAGAGAGTTTAACAAGGCCAACACAACCTTTATCGAAACCATTCTTGAGCACTCTCATAAGGGGCGTATTCATTGTGACTTTAATCCTTTGCGTTCCGACGAGGGTGGCACTGTAACGGGTAGATTCTCTTCAAGTAACCCGAACCTACAGCAGATCCCGGCACGGGACCCTGAGATCAAAGCAATGATCCGAGGACTGTTCATACCAGAAGAGGGGTGCAAGTGGGGCTCATTCGACTATGCGTCACAAGAACCACGCTGGCTTGCTCACTATTGTTCTACATTAAAAGGCGTACACCGTCACCCTCAGATTGATGAAGTAGTTCAGATGTACCACGATGGCAATGCTGACTTTCACCAAATGGTTGCAGACATAGCAGGTATTTCTCGTAAGCAGGCTAAGACTGTTAACCTTGGTATCATGTACGGTATGGGCAGGGGTAAGCTGGCTGGCGTGATGGACATCACTGATGAAGAGGCAAAAGAACTTCTTGCTAAGTATCATGACCGGGTGCCGTTTGTTAAAGGTATGGCTGACATGACTATGCGTAGAGCAGAAGAGGTTGGGCATATCAGAACGTGGCTGGGACGGAAGTGTCGCTTCAATATGTGGCAACCTAAGTCATACGGCTACAGCAAGCCTATGCCGCTAGAGGCGGCGGCAAAAGAATATGGCGGTAAGGCGGCAATCAAACGTGCCTTTACATACAAAGCTTTGAACAGACTAATCCAAGGTTCAAGTGCCGACCAAACAAAGAAGGCGATGGTGGACTGCTATGCAGAGGGATTAACTCCAATGCTGACAGTGCATGACGAATTGTGCTTTAATATAGAAAGCAAGGAACAGGCCGAACGGGTAGCTGAAATCATGACCACCTGTGTACCAAACCTAAATATACCGTTCGAGGTAGACACAGCGCTGGTTGATAACTGGGGGGAAGTAGAGTGAAGTGCTGGCATTGTGAACACGAACTTATCTGGGGCGGCGACCATGATCAGGAAGACGATGATGGCAAACAGTTCATCGAATCTAATCTGTCCTGCCCTAACTGCGAAGCCTTCTACCTAGTCTACTTGCCCGTAGGAGGAGTGGAAGATGTTTGATGTATTTCTAACAGCCTGTCATTTAATAATTACAACTGAGTGTATGACTATAGAGAACACTAGAGGTCCTTACGAAAAGAGGATTGACTGTCTGGCTCGAATGAATGAGATGTCTGATGACGCAAGAGCCATGTTTACCAGAATGAAACTGCCATATGTGATAGTAAAACGCGAATGTCGTGGACCTCAAGCTGCATAGGTACGTCTACCCGCAACGAGCGGCCTGAGAATCGATGTTTTTATTTAAGTAAATCAGTCACTTGGAGAACAGGTCTCTCCTTGGCAACAGTCGTAAATTACCTGACCACAGGTGACACATTGCTCATGACCATGCACGAATATAGTTCTTAGCTCCTCACCACAGCGGTCACACCTCTTGCAGTGGCGTTTCACCTCAGTCTTCTCCATCTGCCAACGCCCTCATCCGTGATACCAAACGTCTTGCGCGGTTCGGGACCTGAGTATACCAACGGCTGTCAACCATCTGGTCTGCCGCCTCATTCCAGTCACGCGCATCAACACCAGCCTTCATGCCTTTGAACTTTGATAGGCGGGGCCGACCCATGTTAAACATCATGTTGGCAATAATTTTCTGACACTCGTCTGGTAAATCGGCAAAGTCAGAGTATAAGGTCATACAGTCATCAATCGTAACAGCCATATCTAGATTGAATACTTGCTGTACCCGCTCTTGCTCAATGACTGTGCCAACTTCTTTGCCGTACTCTTTGTCTTCTTTGGTAATGAGATGACCTATGCCGAATGTAGGTAGCCCCAGATGGTCCAAGTATATCTCGTACTTGCAACCCTCGTCTTCAGCAAGCTCCTGACGAAGCTCGTTTAGCACTGTTGATTTCATCATCTTAGTTGTTCCCAAATGTTTGCATGTTCTTCAAGGCAGAGAATGGGTCACCGCCCATAAGAGCAGGGTCTCGACTAACTTGAGGAGGGGATGCGGGAGCCGTCAGTGGGGCTGGTACGGCTCCCGCTTGCGCTGGCACTGATGGAGGGACAGTACCTGCAGCAACTGGTTGTGGTAGTTCTCTGGCTTCAGCCTGACTAATAAAAGCACTAGCATCCAGATTCAAAGACTGCCTGTCCGCTCCTAAAGGCTTGTCACCTTCAGCTAGCTTAGACGATAGTTGTTTATTGCTCAACTCTCTTTTTAATCCTCGAAGCTCTAGAAAAGGCACTCTATCCCCACCATAAAAACGAAGCTGTTGGCTGTTCACATCTTTAACCAAGTCCTGGCTAATGTTTAATGGAGTGAATACTCCTCGCATCAGGTTTTTATAGTCAGGTATTCTTTGAGTTTTTAGTTCAGTTTCAATGGCAGAACGCTTCATACCAAGAGCTTCCATCTTTGTAATGAGACGGTACATCTTGCTTTGCTCTCTGAATGCAGTCTCGTTTTGATCTTGGTAAGCTTCTAAAAGATCTGATGCAACAAGAGGAGCGACAGAGCCAACTCGCATAGCTCTGTTGAACTGACTCTGAGGCTGTCTTTCGTTTCTTAAATACTCAAGGCTTCTGTACATCAAAGACTGCTTGGGGTTCACTCTCTGCTCCGCAAAGCCAGTAAATAATCTAAACACTTCTTCACCAAGCTGCCGAGTGTTACCGCGAGGGTCAGTGCCAACCCCAAGAGCCGTCGCTAGACGAGAGTTCATCGGAAGGTCCCCACCAAGAAGAGAACTAAACTCTAGGTTCTGAGTCCGAGGATTGACTGCAGAGAGGTCTCCAACAGCCTCTCTTACTATACCGGGATTAGCGGCATCGGCTATGTGCCCCAAAGATTTTCCGATTTTAGTTCCGGTAGCGTCTGTTTCGTTCCAGATTCTTGCTCCTGTTTTGGTGGTCCCACCTCTTGCAAAAACATCCAGCAGCTTTTCTGTAAAGATTGATTCTTCAGCAAAAGGACTAAACATTTCAGACAGCATAGTCATACCAGCATTGGCAGCAATGCTGGTGGCATCTAAGCCAAGCTCATTACCTTTGTTGACCTCATTTAAAATCCCTTTGATAGGACGCTGTAGGTAGTCGTAAGGATTAAAGAAGCTGAAGTCTGTATAGCCTGAGATGTTGCCGTCATTATCAACGGAGGTTGGAACAAGGGTACTGTTCTGACTCCATGTAGGAACAACTTCTCTTAGCGCGTCGATAGCATCTCCACTTACACCTGTCATATACATAGCAAAATTTTGCAAAGCGGGGCCTGTGACTGATGCTGTTGTAGTGAAACCAAGAAGTCTTCTTCTTCCTATGTCTCTTAACTTACTTCCAAGAACAACTTCACCTGAGTCTATGAGACGGCGGCCCTCTTGAATCTCTTTAATAGATCTTTCGATAATGTTTGTTGAGGTGCGAACAATCTCAGCAGGGAAGGCTACGAAGTTACCAAGAGGCAGCGCTCTAATATCTTTAACAAACTGAGGAACTCGATCATAGTTTGGAACTGTGTCCTTCACAATGCTTGCGGCGTACTCATTTAAGTCTTTAAACTTAATCCCGTTAACCTCTTGCGACCTAGCAAATGCTTCAGCCATTTCTGTGTCACCGTCGAAAGCATTAAGTATTTTTGACCGTTCAAAATCAAAGCTATATATTTTCCATATATCATCACCGCCTTGATACAAATCACGAGCACCTTTATCCAAGCTGGATAAGAACTGACCGCCCTTGCCTCTTGCTTTCTTTTGAGCAAGGTTTACACCGAGAGCGTCGAACTCACTCTTAGTTGTTGTTTGCAACCCATCATCAATAATTCTATCTATCTCTCTAATCTGAGCCTGTGTCCCTATGATGCCGTTCTCTTGCAGCATTTGATAATACCGCTGTCTCTGAACCGGTCCTGCTTTTCTTAGGTTCTCAAGAACCAAGGACGTAGATTCAAAAACATTAGCGCCGCGTCCCCAGTTACCATTGGCAGCAGCGAATAAAGCGGCGGAGGATACGTTACGAATTTGAGTAACAGGGCTGAACACAGTGGCAGCTTTCTGTGCCCACCCTTTGCCTAGCATATATGTACTATAAACTTGTCTAATAACAGGAGCAGTTTCTTGCCAAGTGCTTCTGGTTAAATCTTTATACATTCCCGACTTAACATATGTCTGTCTCGAAACATCATCTGGTATCTTAGTTCCTGCTTCTGTGACTCCACCTTCTGCTGTTCTAGATTGAAGAACTCCTGTCCCGTCTTCATCTAATTCTACATACTTTGCTTTTTCTTCGGCAGATAGTCTCGCATATACATCTCCACCAACAATATCTGCGTCGTTCGCCAGCTTGCCTCCCTGCACTAACGCGGTGTCAGTTACTTTGGTTGAGTCTAGAAAAGAATAGAACCTTTCTTTAGCAACAAACTCTCCGAGGTCAGCCATAGTTGTGACAAAAGATTCAGCAGGGTTTTTTATTTCACCAAGTAATAGGCGCAGAGCGTCGTTGTCAACTCTCCGAGGACTAAGCAGGCTTGTTTTAAGCTTGTCTCTTATCACTCTGCCACTTGTTTTTTTATCGGGAGACTGAACACCAGTTTTGTCTCTGTATTTATTCACAAGCTTTGTAACAATCTCGTCAACAAACTGAGGGGCCGCACCTCCGTTGGTTGTTATGCCAAGCTCTTCTCCGTCTCCTAAAGGTCTAACCACTTTTTGATACAAGTCTTTAGTTGTATTGTAGTTTGCTGGGTCAGATAATAAATTAGCCGCAGCTTTTCTATTATTTATGTACTCTGTGGAAGGAGAGATACCTTTCTTTGGGTTTCCAAAATACGCATCGGGATCTTGAAAGACTCTATACTTCCTGCGCAAATAAGACCCAAGGTTAGACACGATCTCTTCTTGCATGTCTTCGCCAATTTCTTGGTTGAAATACTTTGATTTGATAACCTGCTTAGATAAGTCATCAATTTCTTTTCGCATTCTTTTAGCTACCCGCTGGATAGGGGCAGGCAGTCCGCGAAGCAGGTCATCCGGGTTCGTGGCATCAAACGCTCTGCCTTCTCTTTGTGCGGCACGGGCAAGGCTGTCTATATATCCTGGGTCCTTGGACAGGAAGCCGTAGATAGAGTTGAACACTTCTGTTCTTTCGAGATCGCTGGAGCCATTTAAGAAGCGGGTCATAACTGTACCTGTCTTAAAAGCTTTATCTATTTCAGTCTCAAGTCTTTGCATTGTGATGCCTGCTTTAGTGGCAACAGAATCAAGGTAGCCTTGCATACCGGAGCGCACTTCTGCTGCTTCCTGAGACATGTTACCACGGAATCTAAACCGAGCTTGAATCCCTTGAACAACATCTTTAACAGTGGAGTTAGGCCCCACCTTATTTGCAATGCTCGGCACAGGAAGGTCCCCTATGCTTTTGGCAAGGGCAGAGTCCCCTAATGTTTCCGCTGCTAACTTCAATGCTTTGGCTGTAGGTAGAACAGTTGCTTCTAAACCTGCTCCGGCAACTCCTGCAACAGGTTTACCCATGATACCTAATGCTTTGAAAAGATACGGCGCGGCTGCGGTTAGAGTCCCTGCCTCTGCACCAAGCTTTAATTTGTTTTCGAGAAGACGGATAGCTTCTTCCCTGCCCGACAAACCGACATTCTTATCTGTTAATGTAGGGCCACCTTCAACCCAGTCACCAATTGTTGTCGTGCCATCACTAGCTACGATAGCATCAGCGCCAAACGCCGCCGCACTTTGCTGGGCAAGAACTGTTGCTCTATTACCTCTACTTAGTTTCGTGGTCTTAGGGCCGCCGATAGAGGCTCTACCTTTGCGAACAGCTTCTGCATAACGACCTGCTCTTGTACCACGTTCCGCGAACCCAAGACCTGGGATCTTGGTTAGCCTAGAAGCGCTGAGTAATTTTGATCCTGATGTAACAGCTTTAGCCGCAAGGCCACCGGGCACAACGAACTGCACTGCAACTTCTGCTAACTCAGCAGGTAGGCCAACGGGGTCAAGGCCCAAGAAGTCCTGAAGCTTTTCGCTGTTGTCTTGTATTCTGTTTGCATAGTCAGTGTCGAAGATTAAGTCTGAAGGTAGTACAGCTAACTCACCAATCCCCTGACCAGCTTTGATAAGACCGGACCCTATACCTTCTGCAATCTCTTGATAAAAACCCTCGGACTCTGTTTCTGGGTCCACGGATCTTTCTGGAGTGATTCGAGTTCTAGCAGATTTGTTTCTACCCGACCTAGAGCTAGTCTCGGCAGGTTGATTAAGCATTGACCTGACTGCGTCTCTTGCTTGGTCATCATCCATGTCTTTAGGTACGCCGTAGCGTTTTCCGTTATAGACGTAAACTCTATTGCCCTCTAATAACTTTGCCATTAGTGGCCCCTACTTTTATGTTTGACGAGAAGGTACAGGTTCACCGCGCAAAACTGCTGCTATTTGTTCCGCATCAAGACCTGCTGCATTTCCCAGATACCTTATATCCGTTTCGCTAAGAACATCTGTGCCTGCAAATCTTTGTAAAGCCCCCAGAGCCTGCGTCGGGTCAGTAAATAACTGGGAAGTTGATGGGGCGGCTAAAATACCTGCAATTTGATCACTGAACCCAAGGTCTTTCATACCTTGATATGCAAGCATACTGACTTTGCCCTGATTTGGTTCAAAGACTACATCCTGTGCCTTCTTGGTAGCTTCAGTTAATGTTAGGTTAGGGTCACGGTCCATCATCTGTTTAGCCAAAGCGTTTATCTGCTTAATCTTTTCCGGCTGGTCTCCTTGAATCTCAAGTATCTTGAGATTAAGAGCTTGATTTGCAGCGTCTTGAGCTTTCTTGTCTGTGATACCCATTGTAAGGGCGAGAAGGTTGCGCTCGTAATCGCTTTTTTCCTCTTCTTTTTTACCAGCAAGGTAGTCCTCAAAGTTTTTAGGAGCCTGCCCTGCTAGTGCGGGAACAATGTCCTGCCCTGCGGCTCCCGCCGCAGCAACGTCAAGAAAATACTTTGTAAGATAATCTTTAGAAAGTCTTTTTGCTTTAGGAATAGGAGCGTACTTCTCCAGCATAGCTTTGTTTTCGTCTATAAACTGTGCTGCAGTTTTGTTTGTTTGAAGAGACTTTAAAATTTGCTCCATAGATTGAGTCTGAACTGCAGGAAGTGTTGTAGTTGTAGATGCAGTTGCAGAAACAGCGGGTGGTATGCGACCAGATTCTGCATCCGCAGTAGTCCGATAGCCGGGGTCTTTAGATGGAGAAGCCGACGAGGTGATGTTTTCTTCTACTGTGTCAGTGCTAACTCTTGGAGAATTGCGCCCGCCTGCAAGTATCATTAAGCTTTCTGCAGTCATTCCGTCATCAAGGACTGCCGGCTGTTGAGCCATGTCACTTATATTAATCCCGCCCAAGTTTCTACGCTGAACAGCTTGCACAAGTTCAGGACTGGAAGCCATTAGGCCAACAGCATCTTTACGAGTGTATTGTTTAGGAGCAAACATCTTGCGGCGAAGTACATCACCAACTTTAGGACCGTTCATAATATACCTCTGCTAGTTAAAGAACCCACCGGAAAGACCAGCACCTAGCAGGCCAATACCAGTAGTCATCATGTTAGGACTAGGAGCCTGCGATGTTTGCTGTTGCCCCATCAATTGAGGAACACCACGGAAGATGTCGGACATAAAGCCAACTTGCTGGAATGGAAGAGCCTGCCGCGCTAGTGAGTTGGCCCTGGCTATATCAAGACCTCTTTGCTCTTGCTGCTGCTGTAGGCTACCAATACCCATTAATGTATTAATGTCTTGAACACCCATGGCCTGTGAAGCTTGACCCAGTGCGCCTTGAAGCTGTGCTGCATTTTGCGCCGCCTGCTGTGCCTGACTAAACCCTGCCTGACGTAGCTGACCTGCAGAACGTGCCTGCTGTTCTAATGTTTTGCCTGCTAATCCTGCCTGCGCCACACCAAAGCGAGAACCACCGAAGGCACCAGACGCAACACCTTGACCACCCAACTGACCTTGAGCAATTTGTCCCTGCTCACCAATATCTGAAAGGGTCTGCTGTACAACTTGGTTTTCATAAGGGTTGAAGAACTGAGACACACCTTCAGGAGAAGCATACTGCTGCGCTCTTTCCATGTAAGGCTGATATCCGCCAATGCCTGACATGGCTGTTTCAATAGCGGCCTGCTGCCCTCCTGATAAACCTGCTAGCTTCTGTTCAGCAAATGGCTGGGGTGTTTTACCTAAAGCTTTTGCCTGTGCAAAAATATCCTTCAGGTATTGTTCCTGAAAGGGCGCTAGTCTTGCTACTTGTTCTACTGTTTGTGTTGCCATTATGCTGTCGCCTCTAGGTCTGCCATCATATCGTATATACGAGCCGCTCCGATATCTCTATCTCCGCCGCCTGCTCCTCTTACTGCTTTAGCTGTCAGGACAAACTCGCCATCTGACAATCTTGCAGGAACTGAATCTGATGTCCCTGTTCCTGGACCGTCTACTTCACCACCGCCAATATGTTCACCGCCTGCGGCGTAACCTCTGATAGGGTCGTACTCTCTACTCGCAGCCCTTGTTCTTTTTTCGTACTTCTGAAGGTCGAGTATTTCTTGGTTATACTTATCCATGTCAGCAGGGCTGTTTATATTATACTCTTTATTAGATGTTGGGCCAACTACTTTACCTCTAGCCTGTCCTTCGTAGCTGTCATCGTAGAAAGAACCGCTAGATGTTTCTTCTTCTGTACCAAGACCACCAGCAAGGGCCAAGGCCCCAGCGCCTAGTGCCCCGTACTTCAGCATATCAGAATCAAACAAAGATCCGAGGGCTGATTCCTTAACCATACTGGACATAGGAACTACGTCTGCATTACCTATACCGAAGTTCTTTGCCACTGAAAGACCTGTTTCTCCCGCCGCCTGTGTTGCGCGCCCCGGTAAGAATTGTGAGAAACCTGAAGCGGTGGACGGTGCTGGTCTAAACCCTGCCGCCTGCCCCATACTACCTACGCCGTAACCCATAGCAGCATTTACTAATGCATCATTGACTGACTTACCTGCGGCAAGGGACCCAAGCCCTGAACCAATAGCCGCTCCCGTTGGGCCACCTATTGCGAACCCAGCTACTCCGGCAACAGCCGGCAGAGCCTCTTTAAATTTTTTAAATAATCCCATTAGGTAACAACCTTTACAGTACCACTATCATTATACAGCGCCCCTGCCTCAAGTCCAGTCGCGGAAGTTGGCAGATTAGTTAGCGTA